GGTACAGATCGGCGATGCCGAAGCGGTCCGCCCGATCGATAAGCATCGTGTTCGCCCGCGGGACGTCCACGCCGCTTTCAATGATCGTCGTGCACAGCAACACGTCGAATTCGCCGGCCGCGAAGTCGCGCATGACGGCCGCCAACTCCGCGGACGACATCTGCCCGTGCGCGATGCGGATGCGCGCTTCGGGCACGAGTTGCGTCAGCCGTTCGCGAACGGTCTCGATGGTCATGACGCGGTTATAAAGATAGAACACCTGCCCCTCGCGGTTGAGTTCGCGCAGGATGGCCTCCCGCACGACCGCGTCCGTGCTGCGCGCCACGATGGTCTCGATCGCCGTGCGCTCGCGCGGCGGCGTCTGCAGGAGGCTCATGTCGCGCGCGCCGGTCATGCTCATGTAGAGCGTGCGCGGAATCGGTGTCGCGGAGAGCGTCAGCACATCCACGATTTGCCGCACTTGCTTCAGTTGTTCTTTGTGCGTCACGCCAAAGCGCTGTTCCTCGTCGATGACGAGGAGCCCGAGATTTTTGAACGAAACATCGCTCCCCAGCAGGGCGTGGGTGCCGATCACGATATCGACGTGGCCGTTGCGGACATCGCCCAACACGCGCTTCCTTTTCGCGTGAGAGTGGAAGCGGCTGACGACCTCGATCAATTCCGACAATACGTCATCATCGCTGGTATCCGTTCCAACGCCCCCACTCAGACCACGAACCGCGATCCAGGCCTTGTATTCGGTAAGTGTAGCATACCCGTTGGTGATCGTATATGCCATTTATGCCTTCCGGGGTCTTCCCCTCGGCTTCGCTTCTGGTTCTTTTGGCGATTCTTTTATGGTTGCGTAGTGCGCAACCATTAGCGGTTCTTTTAGTTCCTCGGCCTTTCTGTTTTCTAGCAGCCATTGACCCATCGAATCGTCTACTTCATAGACGTTTCCGGGCACCAAGATGGTCACAGTTTCGCGGCCGGGAAAAGAAACCGCAGAGACATTTACGCCTTGATAATATTCAAGCATTTTTACTTTCATTTTTTCTCCAATCTCTCCAATCTCCGCGCGGGATGACCTTTTCCGATAGATATGTATCCTCACTGATATTGAGGATGCGCACATCTCGCATCATGTGTGAACAATCGAGCAGATCAAGCTCTTCCCAGTAGAAATCGCTCGCGGGGTCATAGTCGGCCAAGCCCCAGAAATGCTCCTTGCGCGCGCCCGGTTTGTGCTGGATGCCGATCAACAATATCGTTTTGAAGCCCAGCCACCAAGCAATTTGCAGAGCGGCGCCCCAAATGCGGCGATAGGTAATTCCAAACTCGGTCAGGGCCTTCTTTTGGTTTGCCAATTGGCCGCCGATGTAAAGGTCTATTCCGGGGCGGTGCTTGAATCTGTAGATATTCTCACCCTTTGCCTCGTCGAAATCAGGGGTTGGAATAAACTTCGCAACGCTGGAATAGGAGGCTATTACTTCTTGCCATATTGGGACGACTTCCGCCACCCCGCGATCTACCCAGACATAATAGTCGGGTTTCCATTTGGGGTATCGGTATATCGTGTTGATGCCGATGGATCGACAGGAAAATTGTTCGGGCGGCGTCAGCGGTAAATTGGGGCCCGGCGCGGCAATAATACAGGTCTCTCCGCTATGAAGATTGTAAAGGTTCTGCAACATATTTACGCCAATCATCGCGGGGCAAGATTTCTTCGGGGACATAGGTATTCGGGCTAATATTTAGCATCTCGACTTTCATTTCCTCGCGCAGTGTCTTATAGCCCATAAACCACTCGTCCAACGGCGCATCCGCGTTGATGCAATGATCCACGCCCCAGAAATGATTTTGCGCTCGGCGCGGCTTGTGTTCCATGCCGATAACGAGCATTCTCGAAAAGCCCATAAAATAGGCCAGCTGCATCGCAATGTGCATTACACAGCCATAGGTAATTCCGGGCAAGGAGAGAAAATCTCTAGGCCACAAACTTTCATTGTTCCAGGGCCATAATTTTCCAGGTCTATGATAGAAACGGTAGAAATTTGGCCCTTGCCATTTATCCAGATTGGGGGTCGGGACGAATTTAGGAATGTCGCCATATTTCTCGACGATTTCCTCCCCAAACTCCCACATCACTCGGCTATCTACGGCTGTGTAGTAGGTTGGCCGCCAGGTCGCATATTTGCAAATCGTGTTCATCCCAAAAGAGGGATAATCGAACCATTCGGGTGGCGTCTCTTTTAGATTCGGGGCGTTGCCAACCAGAAGAACGGTCGCGCCTGAATGTAAATTGTTAAAATCTGATAGTTCCATTCCACGAAATGGCTTACTAGGGTTCGAGCATTAAGATCACTTGCAGGCTGTATTGACCAGCCTCGGTGGCCGCGATCCCTGTATGGCGCGCAAACAAACTGTTTCCCGCCGCCAATCGGGTGGCGGCTAATGTCGCGCTGGTATAATCCCCTACCGCCTTGGACGCCTCCAGGGCCGTTGCGGCGACGATATTGACGCCGCCCGCAGTGGTGCCGAGCGAAAAGTTAGCATCCGCCGCGCCCGCGGTATCGGTCGCTTCTTGGTAAATCGCCTGGACGGAAACAAGTTCCGCGTCAGTAGGCAAATTGGCGGCCAGACATTCGTCTACGGTCGTGCCCGAACCATTGTCGATATTGAATGTCTGGGAACGTAAGACGATATACCGCTGATTGCCGCGCGCGATATATGGATATTTCGAACTGGACATGATTTACTCCTTTGCCTCCCCTCGGCGGTATGGGCTGAACTGGCTTGGCCGCCGAGGATCAGGCTCTCAAATATCAGAGTGTCTTTGGGTTTTGCTACACCGCGACGTAGTACGAAATCGCGCTCGCCTCTGTATCACGATACGCCAAGCCGCAGCGCATCAACCCCACGATCTCCCATGAATCGGAGCGCGGAACGCGGGTCGTCTCGATGGTCATGCGCCGTTTGTAGGCGAACTTCCATTGGTCGAAACGGACGGCCAAGATCGCGCCATAGACGTCGTTTGTAGCGGTGTCTAGATCGACCTTGCCGGCCGAGTTCACCTTGCGCTCATAGCCGGACGAGTTGGACATCTTGTGCATCTGGAAGGATGGGACGATCTTGTAACCGTAGATGCCGGTCAAGAATCCATTCTCGATAGTAGCGGGGCCGAACACATCGCGGGTCTTCACTTCCGGCAGCTCGAGTGCCTTCCAGTGAGTGTTGAAGTCGACAATAAAAGACACCTGCGAAGGATCGGAGCCGGCCAATCCGGCCGTGCCCAGGAGCTTTAGCGTGTCTTTATAGTCACTGACTACTAACGCGCCAGCCGCCGAACGGCTATTGGCGGTATTGGTCACGAGCGCCAGTTTGCGGAAACCGTCCCACACCAAGAAGTAATCGGTGCTGGCAGGGGTGCCAGCGATGTCGTTGATGTTTTTGGTTGCGGATGTTTCCGTGTCGCCGTCGATCACCGCCGATTCCAGGTATTCACTGCCGCTCTTCTCCAGTTGGTCGCGAAGTTGCGGGGCAAAGCGCACCAATTCATCCTCGGTCATCTCGCCGGAGTACATGCCGCGCGCCCCCAGCTTGGAAACGGTGATGTTCTTGCTAGAAGTGGTAATTTGTGAGGCGGTGATCGTGGCCGCGGGAGTGCCCATCGTGCCATCCGCAGCGGTCACTTCGGCCACTTTATACCAGGTCAAATCGGTGGACTCCAGTGGAATAGTCTCGTTGGAGTATCCGTCCGGGATGACCATAGACGGAATTTTGCTGACTACGTTATTGTCAGCACGAATCTTTCGCCACAGTTCGTTGGAATACGCTGTGCCGACCCAGTCGGAGCCAATCCCAGACCCACCGGTATACATCGGGTCGGTCACGGCCTTAATTGCAGCCTCAACGGCTTCTTTGGTCGGGTCGATATTTGTGGCGGTCAAAGCCTTGAAGGCGTTCTTTACATAGGCTACGGCCTTGCGGCCTTCCTCGGTGTTGTCGTCCTTCATGTCCGCCACGCGCAAACTCAGGGCTTTATAAGCCCCTGGGGATACGGCGATGTCCATTCCGGCGCGCTGGAAGGCTTTGGCAACGTCGATGCAGAGCGCCAGTTCCGCGCCCGATAGATTGTCGTATTTGGCCGTATCCGAATAATGCAGCTGGAACGGCACCTCGAAAGGTGGGCGGCGATTCTCGGATTCCCATTTCTTGCGGGCTTCGGCAACCGCATCCTTGACGAGTGCGTCTTGTTTGCTTTTCGCTGCGGCCTCAGCTTTCGCAGCCTCGACTTCCAACGCGTCTTGGGCCTCCAATTTTCGGGCCTCGGCGGTCAGATCATCAATTGCATCCAGGTCGGTCTCGTCCAGATCATTCTTGGCCTTGTAGGCCTGGAGCGCCTTGCGGATTTCGACAAGGCGGTTATCACGTTCGGTCTTGTTCATTTTTGCGATCCTCTTGCTCTTTCGAGCGTTCTAAGTTTTTGAATTGTTTGGCTTGCCTTTTCTTTGGCGGCCCGGATTCGCGCGCGGTTTGCCTTCTCGGCCTCGCCGTCACCAATATCCTCGGTCATCGCCACGTCCGGGAAGGTCAAGCCGGCCTCCCGATATAACGCTTTCATTACCGGCAGCGCAACTGCCCTGCGGCTTGCCGGTTGTAAATTGCCTTCGTCAAGCTCCCACAAAGAAACGCCGGCCAAGGGCCACACGGCAATCCGCCCTGGCCTGTTCTTTTCGTAGAAGATATTGCGCGTTCCCACTTGCAATCTGGCCAGCAGCCCAACCGAATCGGACGACACGGCGGCCATGCCCTTCTGCGCCGCCTCCCATACCCGCTTCGCCAGTTCTTTCGTTTTGTCCAATATCACCCGCAAGTGCCATCCATCGGATAATTTTTGCAAACTTCCAGGAACTGAGTTCCCGATGACTTCCGGCACAGGGTCTATACTTTTGCCAGATATACCATGTTGATACGTAATCAACGGGGTTTGGAACGCATGTTCCATAATGTCTGTGTTTTCATCGAAGTATTGTCGGTCGGAATCCAGGCCTCCGAATGGAATCGCGGTAACATCCAACTCCCAGTCGCCTACTGCCTTGATGGCGCATTTAGTCGGTTGCCCCCATTCTTTCGGCAGAGACGATTCAAACCCCTTGCGCTTGGCGAGGGCGGTCAATCTGCGCTTGAAGTCCTCGAATGAGTGTTTGCCTTTATATCGTCCCCACGAATGGACGGCGTCCATCACGTCTTGCGCAATCACGATATAGAAGGCGCGCTCGTCCGGGAAGACGAAATCGCTATCTTTCAGTTTTTGCCGCTCGGCGTAGGATACGTTCTTTGCGGCGTCTGGAACATTGGCATATAGAGCACGCATATAAGCCAAAGCCGCCTCGCGGTTTGGGTAGCACTTGAGTTTTTCGCCCAATGAGCCATCTGCATTTTGTTTGTGTACGCAGTGGCTTCCGTTCTCTTCGTGAATCATATATGGCATGGTCGACTCCACCGAAAACAAAAAGCGCGTACCGGCACCAAAATTGGCGTTGTACGCGCTTTTATCTAGCCTTGCGTTTATGGTTCTGCGTCCCTTTTCGCTTGCCGCTGAAGGGCCTGGCTATCCTGAACGCAGAATTATTCTATTGATAGTCTGATTATAC